GCGTGTGTGTTAACCTACGAGGAAGCTATAAGGGGATGTGATCATTCGCCCTACCTTTCAAGCCTCAATCGTCACTCTTCGGCCGGCTATCCTTGGGTTTTACAACGCAAAGCGGGTAAACCAGGAAAGACCGGCTGGTTTGGTGATGATGAGGTATTCCTATATGATGAAACAGTAAGAAAAGCTGTGGAAGCTCGAATTAGTGATGCCAGCAAAGGTATCAGGACTCCCACAGTGTGGTCTGCGACTCTTAAGGATGAACGTAGACCCCTTGAAAAAGTATTAGCTCGCAAGACACGAGTCTTTGCGAGCGGTCCCCAAGATTATACGATAGCCTTTAGGCAGTATTTCTTAGGATTTATAGCACATATAATGGAAAACAGAATTGATAATGAACAATCAGTAGGTACTAATGTGTACGATTATGATTGGACTCGCACGGCGAAGAAGCTTATGACCAAAGGCGATAAGGTGTTTGCTGGCGATTTCTCTTCATTTGATGGCACATTAAATAGCAATATTATGAGTAAATTTGTGTCAGTTGTAAATAAATTTTATAATGATGGTCCAGAGAACGCTCTTATTCGTGAGGTGTTGTTTTTGGACGTTTATAATAGTATTCAATTATGTAACAATAGATTTGTTAGTCTTTCTCATTCCCAACCCTCGGGTAATCCATGTACCACTATTTTAAATTCTTTTTATAATAGTGTTAGCATGAGAATTGCTTATTATAGGTGTATGGGTAACCATGAGAAACCATTTGACGACCATGTTAGCATGGTATCCTATGGTGACGATAATGTTATTAATCTAAGTGATAGTGTAGCAGACAAATTTAATCAGATAACTGTCACTAACGCTTATGCTAGCTTTGGTATGATCTATACAGACGAAACCAAAAGTGACCAACAACAACCCTTCCGACAACTAAGCGAGGTCGCTTATTTGAAACGAAAGTTTAGGAAGGATGGCCCAGTCTACCGGGCGCCAATGCCTATGGAGGTAATTATGGAAACACCCAATTGGGTGCGGAAATGTACCGATGAACAAGGTGCGGCATTAGATAATATTAGAGATAGTGTTTACGAACTCGCTCAATATTCAGTAGAACATTTTAAAGAACACAGTTCTAGGCTAATAGATATAGCCTATTCTGTAACAAATCAATATCCTGAGGTATATCCTTATGAAAGGTATATCTCCGATTGGGACCAAAACATGGGTTTTGGTGTCCAATCAAATTAATAAACATGAAGTGAGAATTACAAGTATGTAATTCCAC